ATTTTACCAGCAGCGAAGCTTAAGACTTTAAACATGACCCAGCTTAAGAAACATGCTGAGGGGTTGAAGTCTTTTAATTCTGTTTCTAATAACTTTGTGCAACTCGCCAACGGTAAACACGTTCACAGGTCTAAGTGGGCTGAGTACAAGAAAGCCGAGAAACTTCGCAATAATCGTATTTATAGTATGAATCAACGGCTTAAGAAAGTTGCTTCATCTAATCCGGCGTTCAAGTCCCTTGCAGAGGAACGCGACCTACTTGTTGTTAAACATCCAGTTAAGGGACTTCCGTCGCCAGTGGGGTATTACGAGTTCCACAGAAGCCCGAAGCAGGTGAATAGCGAGGACGCTCTTGAAAAACTTACCAAGGCTTACAAGTTCGAAGCTAGCGCTGAAGGGCGTAAAAAGAAAGCGGCTAGTTTTCGATCGAGCATTGAGGGTATGATTCAAATGGTTGCTCCTGAGCTCATGAATGTTGTTCAAGATTTATCTGACGATCAGGTTATTGCTTTGTGGTCTTTGGATCCGAATTTTGCCAGGGCGTTGAAGATGAATTATGATATTGTTATGGAATGGCTGAGCGGCGGTGAGGAAGCGGTTATTGAGGCTTATAATACTGAGGCGTTTCGACAGAATGTTCCTGATATTGTTCGTCAATTAGATTGGGTTCAAAGTGCGTTCCCGAAAAATAAATCTGGAAGAAAATCAAGTAAAAGAAAAACTAAGCGCCGTCGCTGATTTTGAAACTACTACTGATCCGGAGGACTGTCGTGTTTGGGCTTGGGGTATTGTCGCTGTTAAAGCAGATTGTTGCAAGGATGATATGGCTTATGGTGTGGACATTAAGTCTTTTATTTCATATGTTGAAGGCTGTAATTACGATGAAATAAATTTCCATAATCTAGCTTTCGATGGCGACTTTATTATCTCTTATCTACTCAACAACGGCTATAAAGTCAACCAAGATGAGGCGCTTCTTCCAAAACAGTTTTCCACCCTTATTTCTAATATGGGTCAATACTACTCATTAAAAGTAAAATTCCCCAGCGGTAAACTTATTACATTCATCGATAGCCTCAAGAAGCTCAACATGAGTGTGTCTAATATAGCTAAATCATTTAATCTCTCTTTGAATAAGCTGGAGATAGATTACCACGAGAACAGAGAAGTAGGCCACAAGCTTACTGACGAAGAAGTAGATTATCTAGCTAACGATGTCATTATCGTCTCCCAAGCGCTTGCGCAGGTGTATGCAGAAGGCGATACAAAGATGACCATCGGGTCAGACAGTCTCGAGAACTACAAGAAGATGAGGAAGGAGTTCGATACCCTCTACCCAATTCTTCCGCTAGAGCTAGATGATCAAATTCGATGGGCGTACCGAGGGGGCTGGACGTATTTGAAGAAAGGCCGAGAGCAACAGATATGGTCTAATGGTAGCGTGTATGACATTAATTCGCTCTACCCGTCTGTCATGATGTACAATAAACTACCATACGGCAACCCTATTTTGTTTGAGGGTAAACCAGATAAAGATATGCTGTTTATTGTTTCTATAACATTCACGGCACATCTTAAAGAAGGTCATCTTCCCTGCATCCAAATTAAAGGCCACGCTCTATTCTTGGGCACGGAATATCTTGAGCATATACCGGAGCCGGAAACAATGTCTGTGACTAGTGTTGATCTTGAATTGTGGCAGAAGCACTATGATATAAATATTCTTTCTTGGAATGGTGGTTTCTACTTCCATTCGGCTACAGGATATTTTGACGACTACATCAATCATTATATGGCAATTAAAGAAAAAGCAACGGGTGGCAAGCGACTTCTAGCCAAGCTTCATCTTAATTCCCTTTATGGCAAATTCGCCAGTCGCCCGCGTATGATCGGTAAATACCCTACTCTAACAGAAGAAGGAGTAATTAAGCTTCTAGAAGGGAAAGAGGAAGTTAAAGAACCAATCTATACCCCGCTTTCGGTATTCATTACAGCTTATGCCAGGTTAAAGACAATCACAATTGCTCAAAATAATTACGACCGCTTCATCTATGCCGACACTGATTCTCATCATATTTTGGGTGAACCGGTAAATTATTCAATGGAAATTCATCCAACTAAGCTTGGCGCTAGTAAGCGAGAATACGGTTTCCGGTACGGGCTGTATTGGAGGTCGAAAGCTTATATTGACTTGACGGAAGATAATAAGTATGAAGTTCATATCGCCGGGCTTCCTAAATATATCGCTAATGATCTTAAATTCGCCGACTTTTATCCTGGCAATGTGATTCAAGGGAAGTTGCGGGCCAAGCGTGTCAAGGGCGGAACAGTTCTTGTTGACACTCCGTATGAACTTAAACTATGATGCTTTTGTTGCCGGTAGGTGGCTATAGCGGGGTGTCGGGCCTGATAAGCCTCCTGTATAGTGAGAGTGTGACAACTCCCCTACCGGCACGCTGAAAGGATATAATGAGTGATGAAGTAGCCTCAAAGACTGAGGAAAAGAAAGAAGATACTCCAGCTAAGGCTGAGTATGCTAAGAATTTCATGAAGATGATGGAGGAATTTCGTTCTGAAATTTCTTCTTTGCGCACCGAATTTGAGTCGGTGCGTGAAGCATTCAATAGCCAGCTTCCCACAGCTCCTGAAAAAGAAGAGGAAGCTATGGAAATTGCAGATGAAGAATTTTTCGCTATGTTGAGGGGTGAATAATGCCGGATAAACTAACTAAAGACTATAACCGCCTGTACCTTGATTACGTGCGCCGTCATGCGTCGATTGATTACCAGTCCCGTATCCCGGACGTGAACAAGGCTAATATGGCTCAGATCGGCTCCAAGATTATGAACTATGAGCCGGCCTACAACGAGTTCCTCGATACCCTGGTCAACGTGATCGCAGAGCAGAAGGTACGCGGCGTTATCTGGAATAATCCCCTTAAAGAGTTCAAGAGGGGCGAATTGGCCATTGGCGGCACTATTAGTGAAATTTATGTAGATATCATTGACGGGCAGCCGTGGAAGCAGGACGTCGACTACGAATCGATGTTTGCCCGCCGCCTTCCCCGTGTTGAGGAAAGCTTCTACAGCACTAACCGCCAGCAGTTCTATCCGATCAGCATTAGTGACGCTGTAGTTCGACGGGCTTTTCTGAAGCCTAACGGTCTTGATTCGCTTATCTCGGCGTTCATGTCTTCTCCGCTGTCGGCGGATGAGCAGGACGAGTTCCTGTCCACGATGAACCTGTTCCGTGAACACGAGAACGAATACGGGTTCTACAAGATCAAGATCCCGGATATTACGTCCCTGGCAGCCCCTGAGGCCAACGTCAAGGCAGCACTGAAAGCATTCAAGGCGGCTGCGTCCACGCTAGGCTTCCTGAACCGTAAGTTCAATGTGTTGAAGGTTGCTAATCATTCTAAGATTAGTGATCTTCATCTGTTCCTCACCCCGGAGGCCCGCGCTAATATCGATATCGAAGCTCTGGCCTACATGTTCCACATCGATAAAGCTGAGATTCCCTTCCGAGTCCATGAGGGCATGCAGGAGCACTTCAACATTCCCGGCTTCCAGGCCGCCTTGGTTGACAAGAACTTCTTTGTTATTGCAGATACACTTATCCGGAACGGTAAGGTGCGTAACGAATTCGGTTTGTACGAGAACCGTGTGTTCCATCACCACCAAATTTTCGGAACTTCCCTATTTGCTAACGCTATCATGTTTACTTCTAACGAAGTTACTCCTGAAACGAATATGCGGCGGAGTAGCGTTACAGGTCTGGGGGAGACCTTGACTATCACGGACCCAGAAACTGATAAAGCCGTTACTGAAGTGCTCAAGGGCCATATCTATCAGCTGTCCACCGAAATTTTGGTTGATGATCCCAAGCTTTTGGGTAACCACGGCATTATTTGGACTATGAGTCCCTCGTCTAGCAACCGTACTTATGTTACCGAGGACGGGGTGTTGCATGTTGGGCGTAATGAGAATTGGGCTGATCTTGGGGTTGACGCTAAGGTTGAGGATGCGCGCTCTATTTCTAAGCATTATGCGATTAAGGTTAAGCAGTCCTGATGTTGTTGAATCGTAAGAATGGTGCTTCTGGTGTTGGCGCGGCTCACGCGGCCGTGTGGGCGCTTGTTGGACATCTAGATAAGGTTCTTCCTTCGACCTTCTGGTTTGGACAAGGGAAGGGTGAACCTAATTATGATGCCAACGGTAAGGACTTGAACTATGAGCATAGTTCCGGTTATGCCCTTGATGTAATGATCACTGATCTTGGAGCTTCTCCTTCTAAGATCGAGTTGGCTAACGCGTTGAAGTTGTGCGCTTGGGCCAAGAAGAACGCTTCTGCTATTGGTCTGAAGTGGATTATTTTCTCTCCTTACCAGGATGGATACGCGTACTCGTGGAATCCTAGCAGGGGAACATGGAAGCGACTTTATTCCGGTTATGGGAATAAATCCTCAGCTCATATGGACCATATCCACTTTTACCTTCGCGGTTCTAGTTTTGGGGTTATTGACGACTCCCCACTTATGTCGTCTGTTGAAAGGAATGTTGAAGATATGACCGTCCAGGAGCTCCACAAAGAGCTTAATGATAATCCTATGATGAGTCTTATCGCTTCCCGTATCGGCATGGTTGCTACCGCCTTGGATAAGGTTGTTAAACAACTTGATGTTGTGAGCGAGAAACTCGGCAAGTAGGTTAATGATGAGTCCTGTCGTTACTGAAGGGCTCCTTATAGCAATCCTCACTTTGATGGGGGCCGTGCTTACACAGCTTCTCATCAGGGTGGGGAACCTTGAGAAAAAACTCGAGCACGAGCAATCAAGAGTCAAAATTCTATGGGGTGCCTTCAGAAAACTTGTAGATATGTATTACAGGTTTCGTAAACCTGAGGCCCCAGACCCACCGGAATTACACGAAATATTTGAGGATGACTAATGATCGAACTGGCAACTGTTGGCTCTGTAGTAGCGGCAGTTAATCTCGCCAAGCAAGCTGGCCTTCCTAAGGCGCTTAATGGAGTGTTGGCGATTATTCTTGGAATAGCTTTTACTCTTCTTGTGGAGGGTGTCGGCAATGTGTCAGCTAGTATTGCGAAGGGTATTGTTCTAGGGCTTGGCGCTAGCGGTGCCCATGACCTCACTACGGGGAAACCTGATAATATTGCTGCATGAGTAGCTACATAACTGACGTACCCGCGGAAGTCTCTTCTGCGGGTACGTCTTTTTCTTTTGACGTATGGACACCGGGTACGGTTATTACATTGTGCAATGTTCCGTGGGACGCGCAATATAACAATATTGTTGATTTTCCTGACACTAAGTCTTTGATCGATTATCTGTCCATCAGCCCCGGGCCAAAGATTAAGTTTGACCGTTTGTCGTACGTGCGACCAGAGCAAGATATTCATCTTAACATCGGTGTTGCCCAGGCGTATAAATACAATTATATCCACGTGTATAACCCACTCACGCATTCTGATACCCCTAATGATTTTTTCTATTTCATCAAGGGCGTTCAGCATATAGCGCCTAACACAACCGCGTTTCATCTTCAAATTGATGTATGGAATAGCTTCCGATGGGGGATGAAGTTTGGGCGTTGCTACGTGGAACGATCGCATTATGCTTTTGCTGTTTCTAATGCAGCTCAGCCTAATATGTTGAAGAACCTTCTTGTTCCTGAGGGGCTTGATTGCGGTTCGGATATGGTTGAAACTAAATATATTCGCCATAAAATTAAGCAGCAGAATGAACTGTCTGATCTGGCGGTTGTTTTTATTTCGTCTGCTGATTTGAGCGTTGATCCCGGCTCTATAGAATCGCCGAATCTTTCAACTAGCCCCGGGACGAAGATACAACTCTACAATAAGAGCCGAGATAATGCGGGGTCGACTTTTGTTAATGTTGTTATAGGTGCGGATCTTTGGGGTTGCAGCGTTGATTCTTTTGCTGACGTCATGACCGCATTGAAGCGAGTGCCGTGGGCGTCGAAGTCTATCTATGGCGCTTATCTAGTGCCAGCTTATCGTAATATGCGGGGTGTTACTCCTGAAAAATTCCTTGATCATAACCCGAATGTTGGTAAATTGTATGAAGGTACTTTTATATATTATTATGATATTGTAAAGGACCTCACGTCAGAGCTTATGGCGCATATTCCTGATAGGTATAAAAAACTTATGAAGTTTGCCACCTATCCATATGCGGCTATTGAAATGACGACATATACTGGCACGCCAATTATTCTTAAACCAGAACTATTTAATTCTGGTAAATATAGTGTATCTGTTAATGTTAGCGTCATCCCACCTAACCCTCGAGTTGTGATCTACCCACTCAACTACGGCGCCCGGGGTAGGGCTACGAGCGAATATGTTGGCGGCTATCTTGATTCATCAACTATGGTGATGAACTTCCCGTCCCTGCCCATCACCAATGACTCGTACACTGATTACCTGGCTAGCAATCATCATTCGATCGCGTTCCAGCACCAGTCAGCTGATTGGGCTCAGCAGCGCGCATTGATGAGCGCTAACACTGCTTTCAGTAATTCTATGTTGGGTATTGATGCGAATAACCAGCGCACGAATACTCAGATTCATACGAATACTATGCAGGCAGGGCTTGCTTCTGAGACCGCTAATTATAAGGCAATTCAAAATGGTATTAATGCAGGCGTTAATGGTATTGCTTCTATGGCTGGCGGTAATATACTTGGTGGCGCGCTTTCTGGAGTAATGGGTGTAGGTAATGCTATTGCTGATAATGCTATTCAGCAAAACCAGATTAGCGGTAATCTTGGGATACAGAATTATTCTGCTTCTGCTAATAATAATATTACTAACAATCTTTCTCGTGGGATAGCTGATGCAAACATCGCACTTGCAAAAGCAACCGCAGCAGGTGATCATGCAAATACCATTGCTGGCATTAATGCCAAAGTGCAGGACGCTAAAATGCTGCAACCCTCTGTTTCTGGCCAGCTCGGCGGGGATTTTCTTACTATTTGCCTTGAACAGGGTATGACGGTGAATTTCCGTTTCAAGAGGGTTGATGATTCGGCCGTTGAGCGGCTAGGGGAGTATTGGTTGCGGTATGGTTATGCTCTTAACCGTTATGTGAATATTAAAAATATTAACCCAATGACTAATTTCACATACTGGAAGCTTGCCGATGTTACGATAAAGACTCTTTATTGCCCTGAGGTGTATAAGCAAGCTATTATGGGCATATTCCTTAAAGGAACAACCGTGTGGCGTAAACCAGAATTTATTAATGATCTTGATATTGCCGAAAATGAAATAGTAGGTGGAATAGGTAGTGTTGTTCTATGAGTAATTTTGGAGACCTTCATGAAGTCATGGCCAACCCTAGGGACACTCTAGCTAAATTTGTGCCTAGGAAAGCGGCATCACTAGATACTATTCGTATTAATATGTATCTAGGAAAAATAATGGAATGGGCGATAACACGTTTTACGTGGAATAATCTTCCAGATACCGTTGATGCGAGGTATATCGAGTCCACGCTAAACACTGCCGGTATGTGTATTTTCTATTATGATGCACGATACGGTAAACACTTGTGTGTTGCCGCTAATCCTATTGGCGATTACGACGTATACGGAAACAGTTATAAATATCAAACTGAAAGTTATGGTAAATATTATGGTCTGACTATTGACTCGGAAGACTGTGTGCCTATATGGCACAATCTCGCGCATATGCACGATCAACTAATATATCTCGATTATGCTACGCGACTATCAGATATTGAGCAGACTCTAGACATTACCGCAAAGAATATGCGTAACCCCAGGATTGTTTCGTGCCCGCCCGGGCAGCGGCAAACCTACGATAATGTATTGCGTGATATTGAACGCGGCGCTCCAGTTATTTACGGCGGCGAAGCTCTACTTCAAAACGATGAAATTAAAGTGCTCGACCTTACGGTTAACCCCGCCTATCTAGAACACTTGCGCGATGAACGCGATTCTATCTGGAGGGACTGTCTCACATTCCTTGGCATTAACTCAACCAATGAAACCAAGGCAGAGCGTATGATTAGTGACGAAGCGGGGGCCCGTGATGGGCAGCTTGCTATTGCTCGGGCAAGTATGTGGAAGTCGAGGGATATGGCGTGTAAGCAAATTAATGATAAATTCGGGATGGATATCTCAGTCGAATGGTCGTTTGAAAAAGAAGTTCTTCCAGATATTGAGGAAGTGAATAATGGCGAAATATACGATGGAGCTCAGGGACGCTCTAAAGTACGCGAAGACGTTGGAGGTGAAAACCGGTCTTGAGGATTACCCTATTTTCGCGGAAGAATACCGTGAAACGCTGAATAAGAAAATTATTGATCATTATTATTTTGAAGAGATAGGTTATGAAACCGCGGATATGTTCTTCTACGCACTAGGGGAACGTATGCGACTTATCATGCCAATGATGAACAAGGCCTATCTCGCAATCAATAATGCACAAGACATTTTCCGTACTTATGAAACAAACAACACGAGCAGTGGCAATACGGAAACGAGCGGCACACAATCAGCAAACGTTAAAGGAACTGGAACGGCTTCCTCACGTAACGTGAATTCTTCATTCCCACAGCAAATGCTGAGTGTTAACGGTGATTATGCAACGGCAGCAACGGATAGTAATTCTAAAACAGGTAATACGTCAACCACGTCCTCAACCAGTGGCAGTAATACAACGAGTGGCAGCACTGCTTCTAGTTACGGCCGTAGCGGCTCTATCGCTTCCTTGTTGGGCGAATATCTTGAGTCTTACATGAATATCGACCAGCATATAGTGATGTCGTTGAATGATCTTTTTATGCAGGTGTGGAGCAGTGGTGAAAGCCTAACTCCAGATGATAGTATGTTTTATTATGCACCATATTTTGGAGGTTATTGGGTATGAGTGAACCGGTGCTGCCCCTTATGGGTGAATGGGGGCCATTTAACAGTGTTACTCCTTTTACTAAGGTAGATAACTACACCTATCTTGAGATACTGCATCAACTGAAAAACAAAATTAACGAATTTATCACGTACGCGGGAACACAGGATAAAAAGATTATCGAGTTCCGTGACCGTGTTTCAAAACAGATTGACGAATTCACTAACAAGTTTGTACACCACACGGTAAGTGACGTTAATGGCGTTATTCATTTTGCAATGATGAATGGACCGGAGTTGTTGATGTATGACAAAAAATACATTGATACACTTTCGGCGAGTATTGACAATAACATCACGCAGACAGATAACAAACTTCGCGAGAAACTCACGAATGATCTTAAAGAGTTGAATGATACTCTTAGAGCGTTTATTGCGGATGAAAGGAATAAGCTTAAACTACAGCTAGATAAAGATATCAATCGTGTCGAAACCCTTGCGGAGTCAAAAGCAAATCGCTACTATCACGTTGTCACCGATTATGGTGCGAAAGGTGATGGCTCTACGGACGACACAGAAGCTATCAAACGAACAATTACTGCTGCTGGCAAGGGTGGCCATATCTACTTCCCTCATGGAATCTTTAAAGTAACTACAGAACTCGAATTCTTGCCTGATCAGCGTGTTGACGGTGCAACTGCATCATGGGGTGATAACTCACCGAATTCTGCCATATTCTTTGATATTAGGGACGGCAATGGTATTAGCTGCAAGTATGGTAATACTTTTACTAACCTGCGTATTGATGGGCCCGGTCCTTCCCGTACTAATTGCATCGGTCTTAATTGCGCTAATTATGTTACAGTAAGGGATTGCAGTTTCTATGGTTGGTATACCGCAAATAAATTCAAGCAAAACTGGTATACCGAAGTAGAGCGCGTAAAATACCAAGGCAATCGTCTTGCAATTGATGCGGAATACTGCTACAACCTCACCATCAAGTCGCCGCACATCATTGCAGACGAGGGATCAAAATCTTACAAATATGGGATCAAGGCCACCGAAGCAACCATGATGACCATACACGGCGGTTCCATTGAATCCTATGAAATTGGAATCGATATGGGGCTTGGTGTTTCCGTAGCTTGCTTTGGAGTATACTTCGAAACCGATAAAGAAGGGCGTGCAGATAACCGACGCGGTGTGATCTTCTCATCCCCCAAGAGCAATCTGCTCATGATGGGGTGCCAGGTATACCTCACAAACCACAAGAGTTTTATCGACGCAACTAATCAGACCTGCGGCGAAACCATTACCCTCATCGGCAACAAATACAAAGCAGGTGCAAACGGAACTGTATCTGCTGGTTATGTTATTGATTGTCACGAAAACAATACTGGTTTTCTGAAAATCAATTCCATCGGAGATAACAACTCCCAATCCGATCACAATATCTACAAATACCGCCGCGAAAACGTGCCGCCCGGCTCACTCATCAGCGACCCAAGCCACTTCTTCCCCTACCGCGGCGGATGGGAAGGCCTACGCGCCGGCAAATTCGTCGTAGCGCCAGCAGAAGGAGCCCTCGTCACTGGTGCCGGAACTAATCTTCCATCGTTCGGGGAAGGATTTAATCATCCTGTTGGCGTGCTGTTCTGGCATACAGGAAAGAATAAGCTAGTGGTATTTAATGGCACCGACTGGGTTGACGTGAACGGCGGGTCAATCTAATGAGTTGGGGATCCGGGGATATGATGGTGCTGATTCGTTGTATAGGCACCGTTGAAAGCGACATGAACTACGGTGTTGTGTTTTTGCAGGACCCAATCACTATTGGGTTTATGCAATGGTACGGCACCCGAGCCGGCAAGATTCTTGAAAAAATCAAGCCCGCCGTTGGAACCGCTATATGGGCAAAAATGCCAACACGCATTGCAAGTCGCGTCGGTCGTATCCCCGGGTCCGATAGCTCCTGGAATTCCTTCTGGGTACGCAGGGAAGAAGTACCCGGCATCAAGGCTGTCATGACCTCAGCTCAAGCCAAGGCCGTGCAGAACAAGCAAGCCGTGGATGACATGGAGGCATATCACCAGCAAGCATTGAAACGAGGGTTGGATAGGGCAAAGAACCCGAAAGTGTTTATATTTTGGTGCACTATCTTTCACCAATACCCTGTCGGCGCAGACCGTGTTATAAAGGCCGTTGGCCCTAATGCATCACTACAGGCGATGTACAATAACACGATTCATCAGCCGTGGCTGAGGAAATATAAAAGTCGGTACGATAAAGCTATGGCCGTCATCAACAAATACGACACAAGCCCCCTACCAGGGATATCCGGCAGCGGCAACGCCGGCGGAAGCGTAGAAGTAGACCCGCCACCCGGCGGAGATAATTCAAGCTCCGGCA